TGAATAAGCGAGCGGGTATCGTGGCGGCGAGTTGTGTGCCAAATCGTGGAGGTTGATTGGGGATTGGCTTTTCGGTTTATGATTTGCTTGGCTTGATGGTTGATTGGATATTGAGGTATGCCGGTTGAGGTGGTTGTTTGTTGGTGAAGGATACCCATCCAGATTTTGAAAAAGAAAAAGGGGGGTCAAATGGAAGAAGATAAAGGGTATTTAAGAATATTATTTGAGTTCAGGCTGAAGAGGATAAGCTTGGAAGAATTTCGGTGGCGCGTATTTCTATGGTTTTTGGACAGGATGAATTAACAGAGAAGGAGGATTTAAGGTAGTGATAGGAAACTTCAAACCGAGCTTAACGCCGGAGACGGCTGATTCCAGGTTATCGAAACTGCTACGGAAGATAGAGAAGATTAGAGTCGAAGAATTAGAAGAAGACATAAGATGTAGTTCAATAATAAAGCGTCTTAGATTTCGTTAGGGGGATGAAGGAAGGGGATAGTTAACATAACATGGTAGTTGACACGAAACGAAGAAGTATAACGCAGGTAGCGATAGATGTCTTTCTAGAAATAACGAAAATAGAGTTATATCCTGAGCAAGAGGAAGTAGTGAGGTATGAGGGTGGGGAGGCAATAGGTGGTGGGGGAGAAGGGAGTGGGAAGAGTTTCGTAGGGATGGCATATTTAATACCGAGGGCGATGGTGAAGAAGACGAAGTTATACTGGTTAGTAGGGGCTGAGTATGAGAGGGTGCAGGTAGAGTTCAGGAATATAGTAGAGTATGGGATAAAGGTAGGATTAATAGGCAAGAAAGGGTGGAGCAAGAATATAAATCCAGGGTGGATAGAGTTTACAACTGGGGCGAGGGTAGAGACGAAGAGTGCGGCTGACCCCACGAGGATAGGGGAAGTAGAGCCAGATGGGATAATAGTATGTGAGGCTGGGCTGATAGATCATGAAAGTTACTTAAGGTTAAAGGGAAGGGCGGCAAGGAAGGCGAGGGAGGGGTCTTGGATGTTATTAACGGGGAGTTTCAACGGTAGTCTTGGGTGGTATCCCGATTTATGGAGGGCGGGGCAGATACCAAATGCGCAAGGTCTTAAATCTTTTTTGCTTCCCTCCTGGATAAACAAGAAACTATATCCTGGGGGGAGGGAGGATGTGGTAATAAAGCGCCTGGAAGCCAGCATGAGCTACTCTAGATTTATGGAGAGGCATGGGGGACAACCATGCTTGCCAAGCCATAGAGTGGTATACAATGCTAAGCCAGAGCTGCATGCCAGGAAACTAGAGATAGACCCAAATATTCCGATTGAGCTAACGCTGGACCCGGGATATCAACCAGGGGCGTTTGCGGTTCTGGCAACACAGACAGTCAAAGTAGGGGGGTATCATAACCAATTACAGGTGGTGGATGAGATATATGTTCAAGGTTTTGTGACAGAGCAAGTGGCGCAAATAGTTATGAAGAAACCTTGGTGGAAACAGGTTGCCGAACAGGGGGTGATAGATGTAGCAGGGACTTATCATGCTGGGGCTATGCCACCGGCTGCTGAGAAGTGGGCAGAGGTTACACGTATGCACCTGAGGGGTAGGAAGATAGAGCTAAGAGCAGGGATAGACCGGCTGAATGAGTTTCTATTACCCCATCCCATAACTGGCGAACCATCGGTCGTGGTAGATTCTATCAACTGCCCTGGATTATGTTCTGAATGGGGTTTTTGCCAATCACCAGTGGAAGAAGGAGGTATCTGGCTGAATAAAACCAACCGGCAGGGCAATGTGGTTGGTGGCCCAGAAGATAAGAATGATCATGCCTCCCAAGCACTTATTTATCTTATTATTGATAAATGGGGATATGCTCATCGGGATAATGCTACAAGGTTATACCGGACGGATAAACAGGGCAGGCTAATACCTATGGGGGTTTAGTTAAGATGGTATATAGTAACCAGGAGATTCTATCGCTAATCAATGCCAAGGAAAAAGAAACAAGGACACAGGCGATATGGCGCAGGATGGATGAGGACTTCAACACCTGGAATCTGGCAGAGTACAAGTATGATGAGAATAGAGAGCTTTCTGAAAGTGTTACCTCAAACACGCCAAGGACATTTGCCAATCTTGTATTGGCCACAGTAGCTGGTGCCGCAATGAATATAGAAGTTACCCCCATCAAGGATGTGGAGGCAAGGCGGGAGGATGCTAGGCGCATTAAAAGCTATCTCGCACATGAATTTTGGCAATGTAGTCAAGATTATATGGACAGGGTTAACATGAGCGTGCTCGATGCCTGTGCCTGGTATTTGGCTATTCGGGGCACTGTAGGGCTCAGGGTGCTAAGACATCCCAAAGATGGTGATGAGCCAGCATGGAATGAGTTATGGCCGATTGATGGGCGGGGACTTTTATTCGAGTATGGCAAGCGTGGCCTTCTTTGGGTGGCCCATAAAATGATTATGAGTAAAGCTCAAGTTGAGGATATGTGGGACATAGAGATTGCGGAGCGGAAGGACGTGGAACTGTGGGACTTCTGGACTAAAGAAGGTAATGCCGTAATCCGTAACCAAAAGTTTCTTAAACCCTATAGCGAGCATGGATTAGGTTTGATACCAATCACCATTGTTAAAATGCCATCACGCCCACCACTTATTAACCAGACTGGGGTTGATGTATCAAAGACAGAGGCCGATAGTATCTATTCGGCAGTAAGAAGAACCTTTGAACATAAGAATTTATTGCTTTCAATGGCGACAACAAGTTGCGCTCTACATGTTAAGACGCCAGTGGTTAATATGTCACAAGCGGCTCAAGATATAGGATATACTAACTATTTCCCAGGTTCCTTTATCAAGGCTGCACCTTTAGAGGGCGGGCGGAATCCATTTCAATTAATGCCCGTTAATGCATTGCCTGCCTCCTTCCCCATGCTTTTTGGCGCTATTCTCGCCGAGGAGCAAGAAGGATCGCTGCCCGGTGTTGTCTATGGGCGTGGTGAAGGCACGCAATCTGGAAGGCAGGTAGAGCTATTAAGGGAACCATTGAATCAAACTACTGGTCCAATCTTTAGGGCATTGGGCTATTTATTTACCAGGGCGGCAGACCTGCTAAGGAAGCAGTTTATAGCTATGGGCGGGGAAACAACCATCCAGGCTAAACCTAAGAGGGGCAAGATAGAGCAATCACAATCTATTAAGGCTGAAGACGTAGATAGGGATGTAAAGGTTATAGTTACCTTTGAGCCAAATAGAGAGGCGAGGGAAATGCTGGATTACCAAATGGCAAGCATGGCACAGACATTTCTTGCTAATGACACAATCAGGGAGAAGATTCTGCGTGTGGAAGACCCTGATATGGAAAGTCGGAAGAAGATGATGGAAGAACCTACTGGGGTCGAGGAGCTTGACACTATGCGCCGAGTCCAAAAAGTGTTGGAGGCGGCCAAAGAAGCAGGTGAGAAAGAGCTGGTCAGGCTTTGCGAGGCGGCATTAAGTGGCTTGACTACTCCTGTAGAGCAACTACCGCCAGAGGCTTCACCACCAATAGCTCCATCACCAGAAGCTATAGTTCCACAAGGTGTATCGGAGTTTGAGGCTCTAATGCGAAGCATGCAAGGAGGATAAGATGGCATTTAACTTTCAGGAAGCCTTTCAACAGGCATTACAAAAGACAATGCCAGCAAAAAAAATGTCTAGGAGCGCTAGCACGGCTTGGCAGGAGGCGATGCAGAATCAACCCAAAGCACCGACTCTGCCTGCTGCTACTGCGGCTCCCCCAAGTTGGGGCCAGGAAGCGTTTCAGCGAGCTAGGGCAGTAGAGCAAGCTAGGGCAGCAGCAGGACAAGGAGGTTGGGGTCAATCAATCTTTGAGCAAGCACTAGCAGCATCACCGCAACCAGTGACCTTTGCTCAGGCAGCAGCAGGACAAGGAGGTTGGGGCCAGGAAGCGTTTCAGCGAGCATTGGCTGGTGTTCTAAGTGGGCAAATACCTATATCTCAATACTATCCTCAAGGTGGAGCAGGACAGCTTGATTTCAGCGATTGGTATAGAGATTACCAGCGAATGGGAGGCGGTGGT